CGGGCGCCGGTGCGGCTTGAGTGGCCGGCCGCAGCACGTCGTCCTGCGCGCCCGGGTCGGACAGGCCGAACTTGTCGCGGACCTCCGACTGGCTGACCCGCAGCCCGAGCGGCACGAGCTGGGCGAGGCTGGAGCTGAGCTGCTGAAGGTCTTCCCGGTCCGGCCGGGCAATGACCAGGCGCGGATAGGCCTTCTGCGGGCCGAACTCCAGATCGATCCATGGCCGGATCAGGTCGCGGTTGAGCGTCGCGGCCGCCGATTTGCAGTCGGCTGTCTCGATGTCTTCCTGGACCTGGCGATGCTCCTTGCTGACCGCATGGCCGCCGCTGATCGCATCGGTGGTGGTGGTCTGGCCCAGCACGCCCTTCGAGACCTGCTGGTCAAGCCAGTTGGCGCGGCGCTCGTAGAGCTCGGATCCGGCTGTGACGTTGTCGGCCTCGATGAATTCAATCTCCATCGTGCGCGGAATGATCGCGGCGCAGTCGCCAGCGATATTGGCCACGGCGCGGAACAGCGTGGCCTTGTCCTCCTTGGTCGCACCCTCGTGGAACTTGCCGACGCGGATGGGCTGGCCATAGGTTTGGGTGAAGATCGCCCAGTCGCGCTGGGTGAAGGCCTTGAACATCCACGCCCAGGCAGCCAGACGCGCCAGGCCGCCGCGCACCGGCAGGCCGGACTTGGCCTTGATCTGGGTGGTGATGAACTTGAAGCCCGGCAGCGGAGCGGAAGCCACGCCGCCGTCCAGCCCGCCGCGCAGCAGCGAGGTGCGCATGTCCTTGCGGTCGAAGGTGAACCAACGCGGATCGCGCCACTCGAGGCGCTTGGGCCACCACTGGCCACTCGACGTGTCCCAGATGATCTCGGTCCAGCTGATGCCCTTGCCGACCGCGTCGAGGATGTCGAACATCTCGTCGGCCAGCTCGTCGCGCTTCAGCCATTCGCGGACCATGTCGGCCTTCTGGACGTCCTCGGGCGCATCGCTGGCCGCCTCGACCGTGATATCGATCTGGGCGACGCTGCGCTTGCGGGTGGCCAGCACGCCGGCATAGTGCAGGTCGCGCTCCTCGATGATCTCGGCCAGCTCGAAATAGCGCAGCGGCTCGCCCTGGTCGGCATCGCGCAGGATCTCGGCCAGGCGCAGCGGGGTCATCCCGTCGGCCGGATAGCCGGCAAACGGGCTTCGCACACCGCTCAGCGTCGGGCCGGCGACCTCCTGGGTCAGCAGCTCGCGCTGGAGCGGGCGGCCGTACTGATCGACCAGTCCTGTCATTGGGGGATCTCCGTCGAGAGTGAATATGCCCATAATTGCCCGTAAGAAGGCCCTGAGAGCGTTTTGACGGTCCGCGCCGCTGGAGCGGGGCCTGAAAAGTCCTGAGGCCTCATTCTAGGCCTCCACGCAGCGAAGCGCCCAGCGGGGCACGGAAGGCCGTTTCGAAGGGCTCCCAGTCGTCGTCTTCCAGCTGCCAGGGATCGGGCTCGCGCTGGGTCACAGGCTGGTAGCCATACTCGACCGCGTCCTGGCGCGAGGCGAACCAGGCGAGCATGCCGGCGATCGCCGTGTCGCCGTGGCGCATGAAGCCATCGGCGCCGGCATAGCGCATCTCATCCGGCACCTTGACCACCCCGCCGACGAACTGCAGCGCCTGGTGATCGCGCACCACGTCGTCGTCGGCCGCGATCGTCACGGTCTGCTCGCCGAAGGCCGAGGTGTAGGGGACGCCGTTCTCGCGGTACCACTGGACCGACAGCTTAACTTCCGAGATCCGCTCGCCGAACTTCTGGCGGTGGACTTCGGCCAGGTAGGCACCATTGCCGGTCCCGTCGAAGGCACCGTGGCCAAAGCGCGGCAGGCGCGGCACGATGAAGAAGCCGATCTCCTTCTGGCTTTCGAAGGGCACGTTGCGCAGCTCAACCACCAGTTGCCAGCGCCGGCGCAGATCCTGCTCGATCGTACTGATCACCACGTCCGAGCCATCGCCGCTGCGCGCGAAGTCCCAGCCCAGGTCATGCCGGCGGCGCTGGTCGAGCTGGTCGAGGTGCGGCTGCAGCACGGTCCGGCACCAATCCATGATCAGGCTCTTGCGGAACGGCTCGGGCGCTTCCTTGAAGCTGTCAGGCAGATGGTAGCGCACCACCGGGACCGAGCGATCAGTGACCTGCTCGATCACCACCCGGCTCAGCGCCGCGCCCATCGCGTCGGCCGGCACCGCGTCGAGCTCCTGGGCCATCTGGGCCGAGCGGGTGCCATAGGCGCCCCGGATCGTCGCTTCCCATTCGGCCTCGGCCTCGGCTGACCAGGTCTTGCCGCGCATCAGGCAGACCCGCTTGAACAGCCCGTTCTTAACGGCCTCTGAGAAGGGGATGAAGTGGACCTTGAAGCGGTTCTTGCCGGCCCTGGCCTCGCGGATCAGTTCGTTGAACGGATTGAGCACTCCGTTGTGGCTGCTGATCACCCGCACCTTGCCGCCCCAGATCAGCAGCGCCATCACCGCGTCGATCACCGCGCGTACGTCCTTGTGGAACGCCGCCTCGTCGATCACCACCACGCCCTGCAGACCGCGGATGTTCTCCGGCCGGCTCGACAGCGCCTCGACCCGGAAGCCGCTGGCGAAGGTCACTCGAAAGGCGGTGATGTCCTTGCTAGTCCCGTCGTCGCGCTGGTCCTTGAACAGGAACTCCTCGATCTCGGCCGTCTCCTTCGCCACCACGCGGGCGAAGTGAGCGACATAGCCGATGAATTCGCGGCCCTTGTCCTTGGTGTCGCCAATGTAGAACACGTTGTCGCCGCCGGCCGAGCGGGCCGAGGCCGCGATCAGCGTATCGTCCAGCGCCTCGCAGAAGGTGATCCCGGTGCGGCGGCCCTTCTCAGCGATCTTCAGGTCGCTCTTGTCCTCCAGCCAGGTGCGCTGATGCTTCATCAGCACGCCCTCGGCCAGCGGATCGAGATCGGCCGGGATCTCGGCGCCGCGCGTCAGCTCGGGCGGCAGCGCATCCGGCTCGCGCGCCAGGACCGGCTCGATCGCGGTTACAGGCTCTGTCATTGGACGGCTCGCAACTTGGACGCCTGACGACGCCCGCTGGTGTGCAGCCACCAACGCTGATGGTGCCACATGATCCGTCCGCAGCCGATCTCAAAGATATCACCATCGAACTCGACGAGGTCTTCATTGCCCAGGCGCGTCTCGATCTGGTCAAACTTCACGAAACCGTCGCCAGGGCGGCACCAATGCCATTTGCCACCGAAACGCGAAGGCCGTGCCGGTGCTGAAATGTAGGGCCGATGGTAGAAGATCACTGTCCGAGCGTAGCAACAGTATGGTGAGCAGCGGGCCGGTGATGGCGCTTTTGTCAGCAATGGCTCCCAGACCTGGAGCAGCCAAGGCCTTCCAGGCAGGCGCTCTGCCAGGCAATCGGAGATGACTGGCTGCGAGCGCCCGAGGAAGCCCCGCCAAAATCGAAACGATAGGCCAGCACGCAACTCTCCCATGCGCCAGTAGTTCTCGATCGGGCCATCGCTCGGCGGGAGGCCCAGCTCTCCGAGGGTGATGTTGCCTTGTAGTTTCATGCGCCATCATCCCCGTCGCTGTCGGCGATCGTCGATCGGCCGGCCTGGTCAGAGAGGCGCAGCGAGGCGCGCAGCGTCAGCTTCGAGCTGTAGCTGCTGACCTTTTCGTTGCGATCGAAGTTGACTGAAAGCTCCCACCCGTTCGGATAGGTCGCCTTGATCCGGGTCCACTTGCCCTTGCGCGACCAGCCCACAACCTGCGTCGGCAGCTCGCCGCCACCGATCGCCGTAATGTCGGCCAGGAAGCGCGCTTGCTGCTCCGGCTTCAGGACATGCCGCTTGGTCTGGGGGATGTATTGGCCCATCAGCCGGCCGCCTCCGCAGGCGCGACCCGCATCGTCAAGGCGTAGCGGACGCCATCGACGGTGAAGCCCCATGAAGCCACAGCGCCGGGACAGACGGCGTGCGCCACCTTCAGCCGGTCAGCCATCTCCAGCACTTTCCGGCCGACGTTGAGACCGGCCAGGTGATCGTTGACGGCTTCGTCGTCGAAGTCGGGGGGGACGTCGGCCACGGCGCTAGATCCGCACCGGGTTGACGTGCACGCTGATGCTGGCGCCCTTGAAGCTGTCGTCGACCGAGTAGACCGAGCCGCTGCAGTTGGCGGCAAGGACATGGCCCTCGGCCGGTTCGTCGACTAGGCCGATGACATTGTATATCGCAGTAAACGCTGCGTCGGCATCATGCGCGTGGATCGGTTGTGACTCGATCACCTTGGCCAGCTCGGCTCTGGCCGCCTCGATCAGCGCAGCCTTGCTCGCGGCCCGGACAGTAAACGAATAGGACATCGGTCTTCTCCTTGATCAGGCGGTCAGGCCCAGCACGCCGCGCCGGATGGCGGCGACGCGCTCGGCCGAGAGGCCGGCTTCGGTGGCAATCTTCTCGACAGCGTCGGCGGTCTCGATCGCCTCGGGCGAGGCGGCCTGCTGCTCGTTCTGCTTGGCCTCGGTCTCGCGCTTGTCCTTCTCCACCCGGCGCTGGCCCTCGGCCTCGCGCAGCGCGGTGGCCGAAAGTCGCTGCAGCGTCAGCGCGGCATGGCCCAGCAGCTTGGGATCGGGCCGATCCTCGTCCATCACCAGCTGCACGATCCGAAACTTGACCAGCTCGATCGCTGCCAGGGTGGTGTCGGTCCGGTCGCCCTTCGGCATCCGGGCCAGTACGGCATCGGTGATCTGGCGCGTGGCATTGGCTTTGCGCATCTCCACCGCGACCCGCACCGAAAAGCGGCTGAAGGCGCCAACGCTGACGCCCTTGATGCCCTTGTCAGCCAGGCGCGCGTTGAACTGGCGCAGGATCTCGGTCTGCGGCATGCGCCTCTCGCGCAGCTCCTCGTTGGCCCAAGCGATATCTTCGTCGCAGACCTCGGGGAGCCGCTCGATCGACGAAAGTCGCCCCCGCCCACGAAAGCTTCGCGCTTCTGGTGCTACGTCGGTCATGTCAGTCGTCCTCGCTAAGGATCGAGCAGATCACGACCGCTGCTGAGCTGATCTCCAGTGCGCTCGGCTCGTCAGCATACAGCAGCTTGATCATCCATGCCCGCATCGTCTCGAAGACTTCCGCGTTACCAATTTCGCGGCGCTTGGATCGCGGGACAGCCCGGTCGATCTCGCGCGCTGCCGTCGAATCGAGGATCTTGTGGCTGGCGAGAATCTTCTGGCGTTGCTGGGCAGTACGTACCGAGTAGCGGCTAAAAGCCCCCTTACTGATCGGTGCCATGCCCCTGCTTTGAAGCCGCTCGTTGAACTGCCTCAAGATCTCCGCCTGCGTCATGCGGCGCTCAGCCAGCTCGGCGTTTACCCAAGCCACCTCCTGGTCGAACGCAGCCGGCAGCCGCTCGATCGAGGAGAGCACCCCGCGTCCAGTGCGGCGAGCCGGCTTGTTGCGTGCGGCGTCCATCTCAGCGGCTCCGAGGCGCGGCGACGCCGGCAATCGCAGCGCGCCGCTCGACATGGTCGCGCCCGGCGTCTGTCAGCGTGGCGACACTGACCTTGCCGAGCCCGGCTAGCTCCGACTGTTGCAGCGTGATCGCACCCAGATCCTCCAGCTTGCTCAGCTGGGTCTCGATCCAGTCGCGCGATCGGCGGATGCCCAGAGCATCGACCAGGCGCGTGATCGACAGCGAGCTGAGCGTCTCGTCGCGCTGCTGCGCCAGTTCGGCCAGGATCGCCAGGCGCGCCTCGGCGATCAGCGCATCGGCCGCTTCTTGCTGGAAACCCATCAGCCCATCCCCTTCGTGACAATGACTTCGTAGAGCCGGTCCACCTGCTTCGCGACGTGGTCGAGGGTGGATTCGCGCGCGGCGGCGCTGCGGCCCTGTTCGGCGACTTCGTGCTGCAGATCGGCCACGGCCTTCTCCAGGCGCTTGATATCGGCCTTGCTGGCCGCTTCCTTGTCGAGCCGCTCGAAGTCCTTCTCAAGGTCATCGAGCCGCGCGCCGAAGGTGCCGAGCCGGCCATCGATCCCGGCGATCTGCTGGCCGAGGTGTCCAGTCCCTTCCGGGTTGGCCTGGCCGCCCCGGAAAACCACCCAGGCGATGCCCAGGATGATGAAGGCGATGATCGCCAGTTCGAGCCAGTCGTTCATTTCTTCTTCCCTGTGATGCTGTCGATCGACCCGCGTGCGGCCTCGAACACGGACTTGACGAATTCCTCGATCTGCTTGCCGGCCAGCTCGATCACCGCGTAGCCGGAGAAGCCCAGGCCGATCGCGACGACGAAAGTGAAGAGCAGGCCGGGCCGGGCCTCGATCACCCAGCTGGCGGCGATCACCACCATGATCAGGGTGACCAGGATCGATTTGACCAGGCCGAGCGGCGGGCTGCGGCGCGGCGCCAGCGGGCGGGCCATCAGCACACCGGCCACGGCCAGGCCCAGCTGCAGCACCGGCAGCTGCAGGCCGTCGAATGGCACGGTCAGCGCGCCCGGCTGCATCGCCGC